CAAATTCGTTCATTTTGTTAGGTTTTTAGTATATTGATAAATATGTGAAAATCTATTGTCTGTGCGGTTTATTTTGGGTTTTTTACAAATTGTTTACCTTTTTTACCTTCACGTTTTTTCTTTCGTGCTGAGGCTTTGCGTTGATCTTGGGTCATAGATTTAGCTTTTTTTTCAGGTAAGCATCTAGATGGTACTTTTTTATTTTTCATTGTACCACAATCGCCAGTGATATCGCCTTGGGTATTGATTCTAACCCATTTCTCTTTTTTGAACCAGTCACGCAAAGATTCTCGGATTATCTCTGTTATTATTTGATCCTTTTCAGGGGTCATTTTTTCTTAGATTTTTTCTTTTTCTTTTTTCTACCGCTCATTTGACCTTTACATACTTTGACTGCTCGGCCTGATAGATATGCTGAGGATTTTTCACCTGCTGCCATTCTACGTTTGCGGTATGCTTGACCTTTTTTACAGAGTTTTTCTCTGATTAAGCCTTCTATTCTATTTTCTAGAATGGTGTTCATGTTTAGTTTGAAGGGATTATTACTTCCATATAAGCAACAACGTCTCTTTTTTCAAATCCTTCCATATACCAATCATCTAGTAAATCATCTAAAGAATCTATAAATCTTTTATAAGTTTCTGGATTAACCATACCTTCCATCATGTTGAAAGTGTCTCTGTTAATTTCATTTAAATCATCTTCTTTTAAATCTGCAGGTAAAACATCAGTTTCTCCTCTATAAAAAGCTCTCATTGCATCTAACTTTTTTAATTCATCAGAAGATAATTTAGATCTTTTACGAGCTTCCATGTCATCTCTCATTTTATCTTCAGTATGACCTTCTCCTAAATATTCTTTTTTAAACCATTTATGTGCATCGAAATTATCCATAATCTTTTTTTAACAGTTGCAGCAATCGCAAGAGCAGCTAGTACCACATTTACATATTTGACAATCGCAGGTATTCATTTTGTTATAAATATTGATATCCTTAGGAAAAATTACTTTTTTAGGCTTTTAAGATATTTTATACCTTCGCGAAGCGCTTCTTCGGCTCGTTCTTTATTAATACCACCATCCCATTTTTCAACTTCTCCAGCTTCAGTAATAAAACCACTATTACTTTCAGACATTTTCATATTCATAAATTGGGTGTATTCTTCTATGGTTTTGTCTATTTCTTTATTGTGAACCTCTTTGGTATGTTTATCTAATTCACCAGATAATTTAAGTTGGGTTTCTTCTTTTTTAGCACAATCTAAACAAAGCCCAAAAGCTTTATAATAGTGAGGATCTAATTGTTTATTCATTATGCCTTTACAACTAGGACAAAATAATGGTACTGCTGCGGTTTTAAATTTATCTAATTTAGTAATGTTTTGTTTAATACCATCTTTAATAGTCCATTTACGACCATCAGCTTCCCAAATATCACCTTCTTTATGAAATTCTTCTTTTTTAGTATAGCCTATACCTTGAGTAGTACGTTCACCAGCTTTACCTTTAACTAGTTTACGTAAACGTTCTACATCTTTTTTATTAAAGTCTTTCTTTAAAACGTTGTCGCTCATCGTCCTTGCCCTCTGTATGCTTTTTTATAATGTTTAGAACCTTTAACGTTTGATGTTTTTGTTTTAGCGTGTATGCCTTTTCTTTTCTTTTTTACACCTGAAGGTGCGTCTGCTGTTAGTACTCGTGCCATTCTATAAACCTAATTTTTTTAATTGTTGTATTGTATTTGCTGCCGATGTATGTAGTATACCAATTCCTCCTCTAGAATCCCACTCTCTTATAGTATCTTCTCTATCATCTATTAATATTGCTCCTTCTTCAGAGTAATTTTGTTTATTTTTAGCTGATGCTAAAATTAATTTTGTACCAGGTATTTTATTTTTTACCCATAATCTTTTACCTAATCTGGAACTATTATCATATGATGGTGCTGATAAAAGTGAAAATAAATTTGGTTTAATGTAGTCATATAATTCTTTACCATCTGGCATCCATGGAATACCAACCCAAAATCCTACACCTTCATTATCTATTAATTTCCAAAATGCATTTATACCAAATTTATCTCTATATTTATCTGTAGTTAAACCATCTGAGTATTGTTCGAATCTAGCTTCAAAATCAGCTAATACACCATCCATATCACAGTATAATGTATATTTTGGAGGTTCTATGTCCTCTATAATTTTTTTATATATTTCTTTAAGTTTTATCACAGCCACAATTTGGGTTAAATATACGAACCCTTTCTTGCTCCTCCAAGGATTTAGTGGCAGGTTTTATATCTTCTATATTGAAGTCTTCCATTAACTCTCTAGCAAAAGCTTTTAAACCAAATGGGTCCCCATTTTCTGGTTCATTATCATGGTCACATTTGTGACATATGTATAAATCATCCCCCCCATCTATTATATTCCAGCTCCAACCACAGTTATCGCATTCGATTTTTTCACCTACTATTGCTTCATTTAAGCTAGATACTTCTGTTCCATCTAGGCTATCAGTCCAGTTTCTAAAAATCATGTTACCTTTTGTATAGGCTTCTCTTTCAATGTCATTTAAATGATCATCATCGTTTGTATTAGTAGTATTAATATCATGCAATCTACCTTCCAAATGTTGAATATGGTGAACCATTTCATGTGCGAATGATCTAACTATGTCTTTTGGGTGTCTACCTTCTGTATATAATACTACTGTCATCTCACTAGGACTGTAATATGCTGTTTTACCTAAAAATTGGGATGCATTTTCTTGATCTCCATGTTTAAATATAATTCTGGGTAAAGGTAATATATTCATACCTTTTTTTATCATATGTTTAGTTAAATCTTTTATTTGTTGTTTATAATCGATTTTACTAGAGTATGTAGCATTTTCATTTACATTAGTAGTAGTTTTTAATGTTTTAGATAATTGTAATGCTTTATAGTATTTTTGATTTTTATCTCCTAATTGTACACCTTTTTTATCTTTATCTTTATCCATTTTTTTTAAACGGGATATTTCTTTATTTATTTTAGATAAAGGTATTTTTTTATCTTTAGGTATTTTTAGTCTTTTTCTAACTGTACCTTGTTTTAAACTACCTGCTTTTTTACCCTTAGCAGCCATTTTTTCATATGTGTCTCCTTCATCTACGGGTTCATATGCCGAACCAAATGGAGCCGATTTACCCTTATGTTTAGATTGTGATTTAGGGTCTATATTTTCTTTTTGGTTTTTTAAACGTTGAGTTTTCTTTTTAGATGCTTCTTTTTTATCTTTAATATAATCTAAACCAGTTTTTAAACGTTTTTTTACAGCAGGATCTTTTGCTCTCCCATATGCTGCTCTTACTCTTTGGTGTATTAAGTTTATAATTTGAGATTGTCTAGCATGTGATTTAGCTTTAAATGATTTTTTATTTAAAGTATCTACTATATCCTGTCTAGTAGAAAATTTTATACCTACTGTATCTTTTGGATCTTCATCTGTGTATAATCTACGCCCACTGCCCTTTGGTTTTTTACCTGTACCTTTTTTAGGATCTTCGTTTAATGGAGTTAGTGGTTCTGTTGCTTTAGGCGTTGATTTTCGCGTGTTATCTATTGATTTATTGTTAAGTATATCTAGTATTTTTTTAAAATCTTGGTCAAGTAAGTTTTCAGGAAACATGTTCCTAAAACCGTCTATATCGGTTTTAAATAATTTTCTAGCTAATGTACCTGATACTCCTCCTGTAGTAGATACTTCTACAGGTATAACATTATCACTATATTTTTTTACAAATTCAGATCGTTGTTTAACATCCATTTGATCTTTTTCATCTTCAGGTCTTGATCCTATAAAAACATATACTTTATCATCTGGGTTGTTTTTAAGGTAATTTTTGTAATATGTAAATGGTGAACTAACTGGTATTATTGTAGCAGGTTTATTTATAAAACCTATATCATTATATAAATTCCAAATTTTAACTGCTTGGTCTTGGGTAAAACCATTTCTTTCTCCTCCACCTACTAATATTTTAACTTCAGATACTTCAGGGTTTTGTTTAATACCTTGATTAACTACATCTAAATGACCTTTTGTAGGTGGTTTAAACCCACCACCAAATAAAGCAACTACTTTTTCTGTTGTTTCATTTAGTATACCTTCTACTAAAAATTTAGTTAACTCATTCATTTTATAAATGCGTTTATCTTACTTTGTGCTTCTTCTTTTGATATAGAAGAATTTATAATATTTTGAATTTGGTCTGATTGTAAAATATCTTGTACTTCTTGATTTAATTTAGCTTTTGATGCCTTTGATCTAGCTAATTCTTTTTCTGTTTTTTCTCTACCGTCTTTAACTTTAAAAGGATCAACATAAGTTTTTAGTATATCTTCTATATCTTTCATTGTTTCATCTTCACCTGTATTTGCTACAGATATAAAATTAGATCCAAATAAATCTTGATAGTCATTGAAATTTTGTGTTACACCTTTCCATGTACTTAATACAGCACCAGGTAATAAACTTCTATCTTCTCCACCTGATTTTTCAAATCGTTCTTGATTACGTTTTAAAGATGTTTCTAAATCCGTATAAACATATAACATCATTACTTCATACCCTGCTTCTTTTAATTCATTAACTAATTTAATGGTTTGGTTTTTAGATGCCGATGTACCATCTAATATAAAGGATTCTCCATTTTCTATGGCTTGAGGTATATCTCCTTTTATACCTTTTTTAGGATTACCTTTTAATTTTGCTGTAGCTTGAGCCATAGCTTTCATAAATTTACTTCTATCTTCAGCATCTGCTGCTTTTTGATTTAATGTAAATCCATCTGTTTTAGATAAAGCTGCTATTGTGTCGTCTAAATTAAATGTTTTTAAACCAGATAAATCTAGGTCTCTTAATACAGAACCTTTACCTGCACCTGGAGCACCTGCTAAAAGTATTGCTACAGGTTTTCCTTGAACTTCTTTTAGTAATTGCATTAGTGATATCATATGGTATAAATATCAGTCTTTTTTCTTCACTTGCGTTCTGAATTCAGTAAATATTGGTGAGTGTTTTGGGTTTTCTAGGTCAAATAGTCTTTTGACTGTATTGAATATGTCTATGTTTTCGTCTTGTGTACGTTTTGATTCGTACATTTCCCAACCTTTACCTTGAATTTTACCTTCTTTAGGTCCACGTTTGGATGATTTTAACCATAGAACTCCTAGTCTGTCTATTTTCTTACCAAAACACTCTTCATAACATTTGGCGTAAACAGCGGTCTGCAAATCGTAAGTCGTTTGTAAGTGGTTTGATGTTTTGAAATCTATAATCCATAGTTCATCGTCTATTTCACATACTAAATCGCATGTACCTGCTACTTTAAGTTCATCAGAGAATAAATGTACTTCAGCTTCTAGTAGTGTTGGTTTATATGTCTCCCAAAAATCAACGAATTTTAGAAACATTTGCCATACTGTTGGATCATACATTGGGTTACCTGCTTCAGATAAGAAATTTAATTCTTTACCGTTTAAATAATCTTCACACATTTCGTGTACTTGAGTACCTTCTTCAGCTGCTTTTTTAACAATCCAATCAGCACTGTATCCTACTTTTTTAAGCCAGTCTTGGAAAAATTTACCTTTTGGGTAGCAACTTAAAACGTATGTGATTGATGGGTAATATTTACCATTTCTTCTGTAGTATCTAGAATCTGGTAAGGTTATTTGCTTAGCATCTTCAGATATTTCAAGTATCCTATTGTATTTTTTCTTAATGTTTCTTTTACTCATATTAATGAGATTTTCTTCTCCATTAAATCGTATTGATCTATTGGTTCAGTGTTTTGAATTAGCTTAGTGAAATAGGAAAAACCTAAATCGCTTGGATCTTTTCCATCTAATTCTACAAGGTATACTTCTTTACCTTGGTTTAGTAAATATTCGCAATGTTTTAGCGATTGTTTTATAGCGTCAGTATCTAATGCTATGTATATTTTTTTAACAGTTGATTGTACTATTCTTTTTAGTAGTGTAGATTGTATGTTTTTACCTAGTAAAGGTATAGCATTTCGTTTTATTGCTATAGCGTCAAATGGACCTTCACATAATATTAATGGTGAATCCCAGTTTATAAATAATTCAAATGGTATTATATCTCTTGAACATTCTGGATTTCTGTATTTTACAAATGGATCTTGTTCAAATGAACGACCTGTAAAATAATTTAATGTACCATCTTTATCATATGATGGTATAATAATCATGTTTTGGTATCTTCCAAAATCACAGTACCCAATATTGTATTTTATAATATCATCATTTGTAACACCTCTACTTTTTAAATAGTAATATGCTTGTTTCCATTTTATAGTTTTATCATCTGGAAATAGGGGCATAAATTCTTTGGGTAATTCTACTATGTTTTCTACTATAACTTCTTCTACGTGGCTACCTGTTTTAACTAGTTTACCTAGTTCTATAAACTTGTCAGGTGATACCTTAAGTGCTTTAAATAAGCTTCTTATTGTTTTACCTTTTTTACCACATACCCAACATTGGAATGGGTTAAATCCTTTCTTGTTTTCTGTGAAATTAACTTCTAGTTTTGGTTTATGATGATTGCAAAAGGGACAATGGTATGCTTGATTACCTCGTGCTGTCCTCTTTCCTGTCCCTAAAACCGTATTAACTAGATTAACTAGTAGTTCATTTACCATGTGTTATAATATACGAAATGTATTTTATAATTCAAAATCTTTTGTGAAAAATTTACCTAGTATATTGTCATTAAAATATTCATCTGGTTTTTCTAAAACTTGATGGACAAATTGATATTGTGTTTCGTAGTAGGTTAAAAGTTTTTTGTCTGGGGCTGTTTTGATTATGTGACGTTCAAAATTTTCTATTGGTTCTAATTCCATTACTTCTTTAAGTAATTTATTTGAACCCCAATAAGATTCCCAATCAGATTCTTTTATTGCTATTTTATAAGATGGTTTTCTACCTACTACACCTTCATATAAAGCTAAATCTTTTTTAGTTAATTTAACTTTTCGATTAAAATATAATACTTTTTTACCTATATAGGATTTACCCGTAGGTTTATGTACTATTCTATAAACGAATCCGAATGTGTTATTTGGGAAATCTGAAATTGTTGATATTGGTTCTCCTTTGAGTCCTATCCATTCCATATATTTGTTTTGATTAGTATTACTATCCTTCTAGGGTAGCTATTCGATCTAAAGCTGTTGAAAGTGATGCACTTAATTCTTGTACTGCTTTTATTAGTGGGATTGTTAAAGTTTCATACTTTATACCTTGTTTACCATTAGTTTTATTAGCATTCCATATATCTGAAGGTATACCTAAATTACTTAAAGATGAAGATACTTCCTGAGCTATTAAACCATCATACCATTCATTATCTGTTACAGGTGCTGGATCTGCTGGTATTACATATGATGACGAATATGGATAAGAATCTATAGTTTCATATT